TGTCTGCATGGATTCTACCATTAGCAGAATGTTTTGTAATTGAATCTATAAAAGTTGTATGCGCTTTGTTAATCTCTCTTGCATCAGCAATAGATCTAGCTAATTCGTGTGGATGGTTTTGTAAAAAGTTTTTAGTAAAACTAGGCTCATTACTTTTTTCTGTTCTGTCGTATGGTAATTTTAATTTGTCAAATGCTTTTGCAATACTTCTTGCTGCATGTATTTCTACGTCAACTCCTGTTAACTCTTTGATTTTATTAATGATTTTAGCTTCACGTTCCATTAGATTTTTTTTAAGATTAGCTGCATGTTCAAGATCAACTCTTACGCCTTTGAATCTCATGTCAACTAAACAAGGAAATAGTTTTGTCTCCAGGTTAAACACATCCATAAGTTCTTGGTTATGTAATTCAACAATTAATCTTTGCCATAATTTTAATGTAGCTTCAGCATCACGTTCAGCATACTCACCTACATACATAGCAGGAAGTTTATACATTTCTGATTTAGGATTTACTGAATAACTTTTAGCTGCTTCGTTTAGTAGTGTTTCATTCTTACCAATGCCTACATAAAATTTAGCCAACGTATTTAATGCATAAGACAATCTATTCTCATCTATTAAAGACGCTGCAATCATAGTGTCAACAATCTTACCTCTAATTTTTATACCTGCCTGTCTTAACCAGCAGACGTCATACATTGCATTGTGAAATATAAAGGTAGTTTTTTCTTGATTAACTAGGTCCTGGACCCACTCTAAAACAAGCTTTTTATCCATATTCCCACCACCCTCGTGTCCTATAGGATAATAGCCTGACCAGCCTTCTACAGCCACCGCAACGCCAGCAATGTGGCCTCTTCCTATAACATTACCTGATCCTAGAGTAGTAAGTTCTGGATCACATGTTTCTAGGTCAATAGCTACTTCTTTAGCTCCTGATAAATCTTTTAGTTCGTGTGGTGCAACCCATTCAGTTTCGGGTGCAAACAAAGGCATTTGGGTTCTTCTCATTTGTAGTCTCTTTCCTTCACCATTTCTAGATAATGTATAGCTTTATCTATATCTTGTATGCCACCCTTGGTTGAGTGCCTACATATATACTTTATAGCGTTGCCTTCTGCAAAAAGCAACTTATTTGCGTTAATAAATTCTGCAGGTTGAATGGCCATGTACATATAATGGGTCCCACCTACCTGCTTAAACATTGATTCTAATTCACTAACCTTAACATCATCATTAACAACTCCTTTTTTCTTTAACTCTTCATATAGTTTTTTTTTCATTTTCTTGATCCTTCCCTTATTTTTCCTGTTTTATCTACATAAATCATATTTATAATTTTTGTAAATTTTTTGTTGCGTCTTGTTCTTGCAATTCGACATCCTTTTTTTGGTCCTGTTAATCTAAAATTTTCAGACTTAACTTCCCAGCATTTTATTTCACCTGTTGTAGGATCAAATGTTATTAAATCTACAGGTCCAGTGCATTGACAAGAATCAAAAACATCTAAACCTTTTTCTACAAAATAACAAATAGCTATCTTTTCTGATAAAGTTCCTCTCCTACTTTTATTCATAATACATAAGCCCTATCAAAGTTTTTAGGATCTAACACATGCAATTCACGCTTCGCTCTCGTCGCTCCAGTATAAAATAATCTATGTAATTCATCTGGATCATGACTCATGGTTTCTAGTGCTGCACCTGTAAGATCTTGTAATAATAAAACATTATCAGCTTCTCCTCCTTTTGCTGCATGTATGGTTGACATTTTAATACGAGGATTTTTATTTATCTGCTCACCATTGGCTCTCATATTACGAATGTAAGTTTCTGTCATTGGATCTAAACCTTCAAAAGACTCAAACCAAACAGCAGATACTAATAATCCATGTTGCTCTTGACATTCTTGTAGTGTATACTTCGCGTCCGAATGTAAAGTTTTACCCTTCTGGAACCCAGGTAATACATTAGCCCCAAGATACTGATAAATATTTTTAATCTCTAAATGATTTAATTGATCTCCTTTACGCCAGTGTTCCCAGTTATTTAATGCAAGTAATAATTTTAATGATACAGAATTTATTCCTTTGTATTGATAATACCATCCTTGAATCTCACACAAATCTTTAGCATCATCTAAAAAATAATTAGCAGAGGATAATACTAACCAATTACCTTGGCTCATATCTACCTGCGTTATGTCAGAATATCTTTTTAATAATCCTATCTCTTCTCTTGGTTTATATTCTTTATCAAATCTATTTTGTACTTTGTTAATAATATTTTGTGATAATTCATGTATAGGTCCACCAGGTATACGATAAGACTGATCTAATATTTTAATATCATCAACTTCTTCTTTAAGTGCTATGAAATGATCTACATCTGCACCAGCCCATTTAAATATAGCTTGGTCATCATCACCTGCTATGTAAGTTTTGTTAGCTCTAGCCCAAATCTTTCTCACCATTTCCCACTGCAATAAAGATAAGTCTTGTGCTTCATCTATAAATAATACTTCAAACTTATTAAGAGTTTCTTTTAATAAAAAGTCTTCTATTAAATCATTAAAGTCTTTTAGATTCTTTTCTTTTTTAAATCTATTTAGTTCTTCCGCTAATAAAAATAATGTGTTTCTTTCTATGTCTATAATATTTTTTCTAGAGTCATAATATTCTAGTAAGTCCATGCGCTTAACTGCAGCTGTATTTATAATAGTTAGGTACTCGTTATCAGAATTAAATGTACCATCTTCTGTAGAAAATTTTGCAGTCTTAATTGGTATGCCACATTTTTGTCCAAATTCTCTATAGTCTTCTATCTTCATCATTTTTTCTTTAGTCATGCCTAACTGATTAAATGCGTAGGAATGTAGAGTTCTAAAAAAGGGTAAATCGTTCTCTTTATCTAATCCAAACTTGTCTGCAGCACGATCAGCCGCCTCTGTTGCGGCTTTTTTAGTAAACGAAAAGTACCCAATTTGTCTAGGTCTAATCCCGTCCTTCAGGAATTCGTCCACCAAGTTTAATAACGTTGTTGTTTTTCCGGTCCCTGGCGGCCCTAATATTATCGTTTTCATACTTCTTTAACTTCCTTTCCGCTATTTCTAGCTGTATTAATGTTAGTTCTAGTTCTTCTTTTAATTCTTGTATTATTAATCTAAATCTTAAATGCCAGTTAACTCCTACGTCTTTGTCATATTTCATTAAAAATCCTCTTGTTGATATGGTATTTTAGATACTGCAGCTTCTAATTTTTTCATAGTTTTAATCTTAACTACTCTCGGCTGTTGTTGTTTAATTCTCAATCTAGTTTCTTCTACAAAAATTCCTTCTAATCTTTTAATTAAATTACCTGTCTTAACCTTATCCATGTCCCAGTTATTTTTTTTAAGAAATGCATAAAAGTCTTCCATTCTAAAATATGTAAAGCCCTCTTCTGTGTATGGAAGTTTATTAAGAACATCGTCCATGGTTCTGGCACTTTGTCTGTTAGTAGTCCAGTCTTGTAATAATCCTGTAATTTCATTAGTAGGATTTAAAGACTCTAGTGGTTCTACTGATTGTAAATTTTGCATCATGGGTTTTAAAAAATGTTGTTTCCAATCTTTTGGTTTAGGTACAGGTACAACCAAATTAGCTTGATCTAAACATGCTAATGCAAACAAAGGTGGACTATAAAGTTGTTCTGATTTTAATTCTATTCTAGTTTTATCTACATTTAAAAACCATTGTGGTGGTGTTGATGTATATTTAGTCAAACTTCCTAACACCGGCATTTCTTCTTCACCAAAACCTACACCAAATCTTTTAGTTCTACATAAACCAGACTGACATACTGCATTGATAGGTGCATCTTTACATCTATATTTATCATAACCTTTTCTGTTTACTGATTTAATTAATTGTTGCACCTCATTATTACTTAACGCAGGATCCATATATTTTGAATTAGCTTTTACAATTTCATCTTCCCATGTATCTGGATGTGATTGTTTATAATAAACTGCTACATTAAATAATGCATTATTTCTGGAACCCTCACCGAAACCTGTTGATGCCAACTTGTTTAAGCAAGGGGGTCCTCCAGGAAATGCTTCTTCTATTTTTTTTTCTTCTGTCTTAATTTTTTCGACTTCTTCTTTGCTGCAACTGTAAACATCATAGAGCTTATAAAATTCCTCAAGTGTACAACTGGAGCCAATATCGTTGATAGCATACCGTAGTCCTTTCATTTGATTGTGGTAAGGTAAGTTTAAAAAGTTTCCAGTGTCACCACGTTCCACTAAAATTTCTGTTTGTTTAGGAAATATTTCAGAGCCTTCATAACCAAGTATGATAGACATTTGTTTTAATTTTGATTGCATCAATGATGCAGGAATGTTTTCTTTAGTAAATAAAAATACATGTGCGCCACCAGATTTACTGCGGCAAAGAATTAATGGGAGTTTAAGATCCCTAATACTTTTAATGAGGCTAGTGTGATCAAGGTTATATTCGTCAATATCAATACACCCCCACCTGCAATCATTATTTTCTGTGATAGGGATAATCCCAAGGGCTGCTCCTTTTCCTTCAAGATGATTGGTCCAAAGTTCGTCGGTGACGTCTTTACGAACAATAAAGGCTTTGCC